AACAGTCCCCTATAGATACCAACAGTGTCAACCTTCGTTGGTTAAACCTTGTGTCACCGTGGGTAAACATCATCTGTTTTATGCAAAGGTGATACGAGAGGTGGCCCTGAGGTGCCCCCACGGGGGTAACGCATGCGATCTTTTATTAACGTGAGGGTTCATAAATTTTCTCCATTTTTTCAATCGAGACCCCTTAGTTATCCACAGAACACCACAGCTAGCACAGCAGGAATCGAAAAAAAAGCCCCAGACAATCCACACTTAGGGAGAGTCTAGGGCTAGTTATGGTACACAGTGTTGTTGAACACAACCTAGGATACACACTTTACACTATGGAAAACCTAAAGGTACCCTATAAGGAACTCACAAGAGTCCTAAGGATAGCATCAATCATACTTAAGTCACCATTCATCAATGACATGATAAATAGGACAATGATGATGATTATCTTTATGGTGATAAACACCTTGCTAGTTGTACTAGCCTTGTTCTTAGTCCAATTCATCTATGTTCTTGTTATTATAATTGTTAATGATGTTATTAGTGATCATCCCTATAAGGGATCTGTAGGTTCACCACAGGATTCCCATAAGGGAACCTAAGTACCTCCATAAGGGACTCTAGGTTAACCTTCAGTATACCTATAAGGGACTCTAGTAGATAATACCTTTATCTTAGTAGAGCTAGGATATGAGCTATATACACCTATATATAACCTTTCCCAGCCCCCTCTAAGAGTGTACGTTATATTCAGAACGTGTTTTTGTCTATAATAGTACGCTATATTCTTTCAGGTGTCTAGAATATACACCAATAAAGAATACTTTTGGTATCACTTATCAGTATTTCTACTTAATTTTGTATCCTGAAGTCTCTCTTTTGATACCTTTTGAGGTGTTTCTAGATCCAGACTTAGTGTCTTCAGTAACAAGCACACTACCACCAACATGGTTAGTTACGAATCCATAGAAAGACTCCATAGAGTCCTCTAACCACTCTTCAGTAAGTTCCTCGATACCAGTGTCCGCATCGACACCCATGAAGTCCACAAGGTATTTAACTCCGATTGCCAGAGCATCCAAACGGTCATCATGAACAAGGGCACCCCTGTCAGCAGTGATACGAGTAAGTTGGTAAAAGCAAGCATATTTGTAATCTGATTCAGGGACAGTAGAGAAGTCATTTCTGATGCATTCAGGGGAGACACACATCTTATGGTTAGAGATTACGGGCTCTAACGTATCTATGATTCTAAGCTCCTTCTGACCTGATGATTTGACTTCAGTTAGTCCACATTTGTCATAGGTCTTCTTAAGTACAGGTTCAAATAGTTTGATGTACATACCATCCATTATGTTTACATAAGTTCGTTACGCTTATGCCATGGGGCTACACATTGCTGTGTAGATCGGACTATATCTTAACAATAGCTAATCTTCCAGCCTCTTCTACCACGAATACCTTTATAGAGGAGGTTTCTTATATTGCCTCTAGCGAATCCTAGAGCATCTGCACAATCTTGTATGGAATCAAACTCAAGTCTTCTGCCGTCAAGGTGCTCTGCTATGACACCTTTAGCATTATTAGCAACTTTACCATATGCTGGGTTATTCTCACCCCACTGATTCTCTACACCCATACCACCTTCTTGAAGGTTATAGGTATCTGGTCTAGCAATAAAGTCTTTATCTACCAGTAAGGCTTCTACTTCTCTAGCTTCTTCTCTGTCAGATAGAACTAACAGGATTTCTCTTTTAAAGTTCTCTCTACCGTGTTTCTTTATAGCGTACTTAAGTACCCAGCCACTACCCATATATCTATCGTTAAGGTTATCTGTAGAATGTAGTCCTACGTATATCTTACCGTTTAATAGGTTTGTTGTTTTATATATTATGTGAAATTTGTATTCGTGCATGTTATTGTTCTTATAGCTATTGTTCCCACTTTTTCAGGCCACTTGGCCTTACAATTAGTCTCTACACCTTCCTATTTCTAGGCTTGGCTCGGTATTGTCCCTGAGGGAGTTTCACCGAATTTAATGGGTTTTATTTCGGCAATGTTGTTTACCGAAGTTTCCTTCGATGACTACTTCATTAACACTGTACTTTTTAGCAATCTTAGCTAGTTTGTTAAGTACTACATCGGAATATCCTCCAAGTAATCCACCTACTTCCATGACGTAGATGAACCCATTAAGGTAATATAAGACAGCATAACCTGTTTCGTCCTTACCTCTACCTGAAGGGTCAACACACATCATCTTATAGGCATAGGGTTGAATCTCACCTGAGGCAGTATGATAGTAGAAGTATGAGTCACCCTTAAGACCCATAACGGGAGCTTCTGTTACTGGCACTCGTTTCGAGGGGTCAGGGAGCCACGTAATCTTCATCGGGGCCTCATCTAAGGGGAACATACCTACAAGAATATCACGAAGCCTCAGAGGGTATTTATCAGCGTCTGATAGGGTTGTATCAAGCATGAACTGAAGAGCAAAGCCAGCCTTTCTATAGGACAACTCACGCTTCTGTAGGTCTTCCTCAGAGAATCTTGTAGGATCTGTAGGCTTACCTGCCCAACGCTTAGGATCCTTGTCGTATTTGTCAGCAATGATAGAGGCCAATCTATCGCCATAGGAGGCTCTATGAGCGTCATCATAGGGGTACCTAGCAGGGTAGATTACAGCAGTGTAGCCACGCTCCTGTAGCTCGTTATAGAGGGACATTTCGTTCTGGGGGGTTCCCAGATAGAGGATCTTCTTTCCTTCACCAGGCTTAATGACAGCATCGAACTCTTTGACGAGCTCAAATAGCTGATCTCTAAGAACCTGAGTAAAGGAGTTGCTTGGCACCTCAACGTCGTCTGCTACAATGATGTCAGCACGTGAACCAGTAAGCTGACCTTTAATACCCACTGATTTCACTGAAGGTGAATGGTCGGGTTTAGCCGGGCCGACATCAAAGAGGTTCTGAGTATCTCTCTGACCTTCACGAGCCTTCAGGTGATCCAAGAAAGGAAGTTCATTAATGATCTTCTTAATAAAGGTTGCATTAGCATCAGCTCTTTCCTTGTTAGCTGAGACAACCATAATCTTCAGCTGTGGATCTCTCCAAAGAGACCACACCACATATGCACAAGTAATGAATGACTTAGCTACACCTCGGAAACCCATAAGGATCATACGGTCATTAGGGGGATCTTGGAGTAGCTTTGCAATATCAGACTGCAACGGAGTAGGAGACGGAAGACCAATTGCACGCCACACAAGAGCAGTAAAGAGAGGAAAGCTCTCATAGTAAGGTAAAAGAAGCTCTGCTTCCTTAGTTGATGCTTGCTGAGCCATAGTCCTCCTCAAATCTCTGCTTAGTAGCCTTCAGGAGTCTGCTAAGGGCATTCTCGTCTCCATCACCTGCTTTAGGGATGCAGTTAATACCATTACGTTCAAGCTCCTTAATGATAGCATTGTAGAGCTGTGGGGATCTCTTCTCAGGGTTGTTAAGGTCTTCAAGCATATTATTAAGCAACTCATTCTGAAGGTTGCCTAAGAGTTCTTCAAGATCGTTGTATTTCATTTCTTTCTCTTCTTCTCTAACCAAGGGTCTATCCAGTGCTTCTTAATCATCGTGCAAATACCAACAAATGTATAGACAATAGTAACAATGTAGACCCAATCACTTAAAGGTAACCCCAGAATAACAGCACTAGACACTGCCACTGATGGAGTGATTTGTGCCATGTTTTCTAGGATATTGTTCTGTTCATCAGCCACGCTGTTCCTCAGCCACTCTTCATCAACTTCTCAAAGTTAGCCTTCTTAAAGTGAGCACCCTTAAGGAGCTTTCCGTCTTCCCTGTAGGTTGCACAGAAGTTGCCTTTATCATCCCAAAGCTTGCTAGAATACTCTTTAACAAGCTCATTCATACCTGCCTCAATGTCATAACCACAGGCATTAGCATACTGGACACACACCCAGATAAGGTCACAGAGCTCCTTAAAGTCATTAGCAGTACAAGGCTCCTCAGCAAGCAATTCCTTGTATTCCTCAGTGATGAACTCTCTGTAAAGCTTCTGAGCCCTGTCTCGTTCAATATGATTCTTAGAATGAGTTATCTCTAAGAAAACCAACAGCATCCCCTGAAGTTCTCTTATAGACATGTTGGTTACTTGATCCATAGCATTTTCCATAACATTTCTTCCTTTCAATAAACGGTTCGGTGATCAGCACATCTACATACTTAAGGAGTGCTAAATCTTTGACTTGTTCATACTTCCTGCCTGTCCACATCCAAATGGTCTTCTCAGGGCACAACTCCTTCACAATGGCCACTATACGGCTCACTGAGGGCACGTTGTAGGGTTCCAAGGGGTCACCCCCAAGGATGCTTAGTCCTTCGATCCAAGGGCTTCTGAGAGCCTCTAGGAGGGTATCCATAGTCTCCTCAGTGAACTCCTTACCGTAGTTCTTATCCCAAGCATCCTTGTTGAAGCAACCCTTGCAATGGAGAGAGCATCCAGAGACAAATAAGGATACTCTCAGTCCATCACCATTGGTGGAATCACAGGTATTCAAACCTGAGTAATTCATTACATCTCCAAGATCTTAATCCTAAACTTAGGGATATAGCCTTTAGAATAATACTTAGGGAGGTTGTTGTGCATAGAAGTATTCTCTCCCCAAAGTTCTTTTGCAAAAGTAACCCTTGACGGATAAGTGACTATAGTACCATCAGGATACTCCACAGTAATAGAAGAGTTTCTAGCGAGCCTTACGTTTTCCTCGTGAGTAACCCATTCTAGGTTGCTAACATGGTTATTCATTCTATCAGCATCCTTATGATTTACTTCAAGACCCTCTTTAGAATAGTCTCCTAGATAAGACATAGCAACAAGTTTATGAACACCAAAGTCGTAACGCTTGCCTTCTTTACTTATACGTACTCTAAGATAACCCTTCTTTTCATATGGCGTAACAAACTTACCTGAGGAAACAGAGAATACGTTTCCTTCTTCATCAATTAAATAGTTTTCAAATCCGTCAATAGGTTTCATTTACATACTCACTCTGTCCGCAATCTCAGACATCTTTGCGTCATTCATTCTAGACTTACCGTTCACATTGCTATAGCCCAAATAACCACAAACTCTTGAGATAACTGAGAGATTATGAGAGCCACAGTGAGGGCAAGTATTCCCAACATTAGTGCTATGCTTACCGCAATCTTCACAGTATGCCGCATCGAAGTTCACACCTTGGTAGAAACCCATAGACATACCTCTTTCAATAAGACTTCGTACTGCAACGACATTAGAAGGATTATCAATTCTGACATAGCAAATGTGACCCCCATTGCACTTATGAAAAAGTTCATACTCTTTATCCTGTTTCTCAAAAGGGGTCACATCTTCACTAACGTGGAGGTGAAAGGAGTTTGTAAAGTAGTCTCCGAACTGACCATCTCCCGTGTATTCAAAGTATTGTCTAGCTTGAGTCCCACAAAGAGATTCTGCAGGAGTACCATACAGAGCATAAAGGTAGCCATCTTCTTTCTTAAAGTCCTCAATTCTTTCATTAATGAAATCTACTACTATGTTGGCAAACTTAGAGTCTTCCTTAAGGGTCTTACCCGTAGCAAGGATAGACAGCTCATTCAAAGCAGTAATTCCAAAGGATGCAGTCATGTATTCAGTAAGACTACCGATCTCATCTTCAGGCTTCAGATTACCACCATAGAGGCCACCCTGAGTGAAACACATGGGGTTAGTACACGCCTTAGTATGGCGGATAGCATCATAGCGTTTCTTAAAGAACTCTCTAATGACTTCCATACGATCCTTAAGGACATAAAAGAAGCCCTTGTCTTCCTTCTCTGAAACTTTCCAGATCAACGGAAGGTTCAAAGACACCGCACCAATGTTACATCTACCAATAGTAACAGCCTTGCCATTCTTATCGTGCCATTCAGTGAGATATGCACGGCATCCCATCGGAGAGGTAATAGCTCCAGTACGCTTGTAGATGTCTGCAACCTTACCATGGTTGAGACTAAGATAATCAGGGTACATGCACTGACTAGAACACTTCACAGCAAGTTCAAAGAGCTCCTTATGATCCTCATCTTCCTTGATCTTATCTTCATCATAGAGGAAGACGAGCTTAGGGAACACCACCTGTTTACCTCCATGTCCCTTCATGCGAGTCTTAAGGATAGTCTCCCCAATCATACGCATGATGTCTCTATTAAGGTCATCCATCATGATGTCCCACGTACCAAAGGTAAGCGTAGTGAATGCGAAGTCCCCTCTAGAACACGGAACAGTGTTGAGCTTCAGTTCAAGAGACTGAAATCCCTGTTCAAGTTCACGCTTGAGATCCCCCATAGCCATTGCACAGGATTCATCATACTCCATGTTGCATTGTTCGGAATACTTCTTAAAGGCGCTATCGTAGGTCTTCTTAGCGTACGGAAGGAGAACCTTATCAATCTCTGCAAGTGTGAACCCACCGAACTGCTGAGCAGTAGCCACAAGGGTGATGTCACCGATAACCTGAAGGGCACTAAGGACACTCGTAGGTTCCGTGTACTTCACATTGGACATCTCAAAGCCACCCTTAAGGACATTACCGATGTCAAAGAGACAACAATTAAATGAATTAAAGATCATATCTCTAAGATCATGAATGTAGATGTCTCCTCGCTTAGCAAGTTCCTTCTCTTTATTAGATAGGTAGAATTGCTTATACAATTCTTTAGTCAGGTATCCTTTAATTAGAGAACCCTTAGTAGAGATAAGGGAGCTATCAAAGTTAGCATTCTCACGGTCTCCCAAGAGAAGCACCGTATCAGCTTCACTCTTGACAGACTCAAAGGCTTTAGCGTAGGTGTTCTTGTAATCTCGATATTCCTGATAAGCCTTACCAACTTCAGGGAGGTATCTGTTGAGGGCATCAATGACATACCCATGGAGAGCTTCAGCAGTCACTTCAGTCTTATTATAAAGGATACCCTCAATATACCCTTCGATCTGCCAAAGCTTCCATTCAGGGTATTTAGCATTAGCTCTCTTGGTAGCCTTATCAATAGCTACCTTGATCTTGTCAAAGCACCAGTCTTCACGAGTGCCATCTTTCTTAATAACGTTAATTTCCATAGTGTATGTGTGTGTGTGT